AAGGGTATGCTTTGCTCTGCTATTATCTCGGAGCTGTCGACGCCTACTCAGTCCGCGACGATCCAGAGTGAGTCTATCGGCGCGTACAGCTACAGCATGCGTCGCCGGGACGTAGGCGGCGGTATCTACGCCGCGCTCGTTGACTTCGGCATGAAGGACCTCCTGGGCGACTACCGCAAGAAGCAAGGTACGCTGGGAGTGAGGCGCTGATGGGCTATCCACTCCTGACGTACGGCCAGATGGTAACCGTTCGGAACAGGTTCGCCGATGGCCGTGATGAGTACGGTAATGACAAGTACAGTTACACTGAGACGGTCGTCGGGCCTTGCTCGGTTCAGCAGGCTTCGAGCCGGGAGAATATCTCCAATACGGATCAGGTAGTAACGGGGATGACTGTATTCATGCCTTTCGGCACCGAGATAGGCTACCTCGATTCAGTGATCATCAACGGAGCGGAGTACGAAGTGACTGGTACGCCCGACACCTGGACTTCCCCGTTCTCTGGGCATACCGCTCCGATCATGGTTCGTTGCGTACTGGTACAGGGGGCGTCGACATGACAGCTTCCTATAATCCTGATCATCGCGGCATCGCGGAGTTTCTCAACTCGGCCGGTATGATGAGATTGGTCGAGCACGTAGCCGGGCAGATCCGTGACAGGGCTGTCGCTACCGCGCCGGTAGGCAACCCGCGCGAGGACGAGCACGCGGGCCGGTATAAGGCTAGCTTCCATATCCGGTCGCATCATCACGGCGGCGCGACGAACGACCGCGCCGAGGCGATCGTCTACAATGACGCTCCGGAAGCTATCGATGTTGAGTTCGGGCACCGGGGCCGGGAGCCGTACCATACCTTGCTACGCGCGGCCGAAGAGGTGAGATGGCTATGAGCATCTCCGTCGTTCTTCCGCCAATGCCGGACGTAGAGCTAGCATTGATGTTCGCCTTGGTTCCGTTGGAGCCGGATATCCGCTTCGTGACCGTTATGCCGGCTGGAGACCTATCTCAGATTACCGCGCGGATTCGCCGCGTCAGTGGGACGGTCGGCCGTCACATTTACATTGATCACCCTGTCGTTGACATTGATGTTTGGGGCCAGACTGACAAGGGCTCCACCCAGATGGACGTATCAAAAGCCGCGCTCCAGATTCAGGCAGACATGCAGTCGCTGATGAGCGCCAAAGTTATGAATGGAGTTATTCAGCATATCAGTGTCGTTAGCGGACCCAAGAACATACCGGAGGAAAGCCCCAAGCTAGTGCGGTACAATGCAGCGTACCTCGTACGCATTCATCCATAGGAGAAGAAGTGCCAGATTCAGAGACCAAGCAGAAGACCGACACCAGGCATGTAATTCCCGTCGGCGTCCAGCCGTTCGGACTCACCCCGCCCGCCACTGGTACGTACAAGGACAACGACCTGCTCTACGCGGCTGGTGATGTCGTCGTCTGGGCGGGTTTGCCCAACGTCGCCTCACCGCAGGGCTTCGAGGACCCGACTACCCTGACCGCCGCCTCGTACCAGTGCCTCGGCTGGGTGGACGTATCCGGCTACATCTTCAAGCTCGACGAGACCATCAAGGACATCCCAGCAGCGGGCGTCCTGACGCCGGTACGATCCATCCTCACCGGCGGCTCCAAGACCGTCCAGGCGACCTTCCTGGAAGGCATGAACCCGAATGTCCTCGCGCTCTACGATGACGTGCCCATCTTCCCGCTCGCGTCGAGCCCGCTCATGCCGCCAACCGGGACGCCACCCGCTGGCCTACCGGCGAACTCCGCACGGTATATCATACCTGATCCTCCGGACGACAACCGCTACGGCCTGATCTTCGACAGCATCGACGGCGACAAGCAGGAACGTCTCTACGCGCCGTTCGCCAAGGTGACGGCGCGCGGGAACCGGCAGTCTCAGCAGGGCGACATCACGACGACCGACCTCACGTTCACGATGTACCCCGGTATCATCGACGACACCAACACCGGAGTCGCGGTGCGAGTCGTCGGCTACGGCAAGGACATGTCCGGCTACTTCAGCTGATAGGGGCGAGTGATGACTGTACATGACATCGGCCCGGCTGATGAGCACGACGAGCCGGAAGAGGAAGTTGATCTTGATCTCGACGCCCAAGACGAGCAGCTGCGCCGCGAAGGGCTCGGCAAGCCATCAACGGTGAAGCTGGACGGGAAGGTCATCCATATTCTACACGCGGGCGACTGGTCGAGCACCGCGATGCGGGCCGCGTCGGGCGGCGACTGGGACACCTGGGCGCGGGAAGTCATCGAGAATGACGAGGAGTATGCGATCTGGAGTGACGCCGACCTGAAGAACTATCAGATCGAAGCGGTCTTCAGGGAGTGCGGCCGGCAGGCTCGCATGAGCATGGGAAAATCGCAGAGGCGCTCTGGATCACGTCGCAGTACCCAACGGAGATAGAGGCAGATCTACAGCGATACTACGGCATCCGGTACGGAGACCTGTTCCTGAAAGGTACCGCGCTGACCTGGCGTAGGTTGCTAGTCCTGCTTCGCCATCTTCCGTCGGAGAGCGCCTTGAATACCGCGATACGTAACTCCATGCCAGAAAGCGAACTGGCAAAGCAAGGTGCGTCGTCCGACCCTGCCCAGGGAAAGTGGAGCACTGTAGAAACCCTGCTCGCGGCGCTCATCGATGAAGTACGGTTCGGTAACTGGGCCTTCATCCAGGCTCACTCCGAGCAGAGCGTAGCGAGGCCAACGCCTATCCGGCGACCCGGACTTACCCGTACCGGGAAGATCATGACGCTGGCCGAAGCGCAGAAGATAGACCCGCGCTTGCGCGGTATGTCAGCGGAGGACGCGCAAGATCGTCTCGACCATCTACATGGAAGGGGGCGATAAGCCATGGCTGGCGAAATATTTGTAGGCAGCGTAGCGGTCGGCGTCGTCCCCGACCTACGCGGGTTCAATGATAAACTCCGCGTCGAGCTAGTACCGGCCGCTAACCGGATCGGTGAGGAGATGGGCCGCGAGATGTCGCGCGGTATCATGTCCGGGCTCGATATCGGCCGGATCGTCTCGGAGTCTACGACCAAGGCTCAGGTCGTTGCGCGCAAGGCCGGATACGATCTCGGCCTGAGCTACGGCCGCGCCTTCCGGCGCGGATTTGAGCTAGCCCTGGAAGGGTGGAAGCCGAAGATAACTGTCGAGGTAAGCGCCGACACGCTAGCAGCCCGCGCGGAGATCGACCGGCTCGGCGGTACTGTTACTGAGCGGATCAGGACGACAGGAGGTGGGCGCGCGGGGAGTGATGTCGCTTCCGCTATTGAGCGGCTCATCTCGGGCGGTAGCTCGGGACGTAGCGGCGGAGGCGGCGGCGGTAGTAGTGGTGGAGGCGGCGGCATTTTCGGCGGCCTGAATGCACTGATCAAGGCACTCCCCGGTGGCACCTCCGGGTCGTTCGGCGCGGTCCCCGCTTCGGTCGGTGTTCCGGCCGCTATCGCGGGCGCGGTCGCGCTCCCGTTCATCGGGCAGATGCTCGCCGGGGTTGTGCCGGCCGTCCTCGGCGGTGGCATCGCCGCGCTCGGTGTCGGTGGCGCGCTAGGCCTGCCCGGCCAGATGGGCGCTCAGCAGGTAGGCCAGCTTCAATCCAAGGCGACAGCGGCTAGTGATAGAGCCGCCGCGTCGCAGGCGAAGCTTAACGCGCTTCGTCAGTCGGGTACGGCGACCGCCGCTCAGCTAACAGCTGCCGAGGGGACGCTTGCTACGCAGCAAGCTACAGCGGCAACCGCGCAGGACAAGTACCAGCAGGCCAGGCAGAGTCAGCTGACTGGTAGCCAGCTTCAGGTCAGGAACGCATTCGAGAACATAGGCATCAACGCTAAGCAGAGTCTAGCCCAGATCGGCGCGTCGTTCGTTCCGGTCATGTTGAGTATCGCGAGCGTAGCCCAGAACACCCTGGATCACCTGACGCCCATTTTCGCTACGGCCGTGAAGACAATATCCGGGCCGTTCAAGTTCTTCAGCGATACTCTCATCAAGTCATTTACCTCGCCTCAGGTGGCATCTTCAATCCAGGCTGTGGCCAAGGCATTCGGCGCTGTCATGACTGCCTTCACGCCGGATATCCCCGGTATCGTTAACTCGCTCGCGGATGCTATCGAGCGGATATCTAATGCCGTTGCTAAGAACCCAAAGGCATTCGCTGACTTCCTGAACTTCTTTTTCCAGCTTATTATAGTCATATTTGATGGCATTGCGGCTCTTGCTAACTTCGCTGACTACGTCGAGCAGCACTTCCTTCCAGCCGTTCATCACTTCGTTGACTTCTGGCTCCAGACCGGACATGATATCGAGCACATCTGGGATATCATGTGGAACAATACCGTCGGGCGTACGGAGCGCGGGCTTCATGATATCGCCAGCCTGTTCGATAGAGGTAGGCATGACGTCTCCGCGCGGGTGAATCAGACCGCCGATGATACTGTCAGCATCTGGAATATCATCTGGAATAACACGATCGGCCGGGCCATCCGCGGCTGGCAGGACTTGGTGCGAGTTTATCACGAGGGAATTAATCTTGTGATGATTCCCGTTCATGAGGCTCTAAGGCGTTTCGCCGGCTGGTGGCGGGAGAACGGCGACGAGGTAAAGCAGGTATGGCACGAGCTATGGGCTGAGCTAGTCGCCATGGTGCGTCCGTTCATCGCCGCGTTTGTCGTGATCATCCGGGGCGGCCTCTATCTTGTCAAGACTATATTTGACAACGTAACAAGAGAGATCAGGGACGTATGGCACTTCTTCCTCGGTAGCATGAGACAGAGCCTGAGCGCGTTTACCGAGAACATGACGGCTCTGTGGCGTTCTTGGACTTCCACCATAAGTAGGATCTGGAATTTCCTTTGGGGCAGCCTGCTGAAAACTATCCATGAATATGTCAGCCTAGTAAAAGCTGAGTGGAACTTTTTCGCTGGCAGCTTTATGAAGTCATTTCACGAGTTCTTGACAGCAGTAGTAGACTCATGGAAGTACACTTGGGGGATAGTCAGGACGCTGGCCCACTCCGCGTGGGGCGCTATCATGACTCTCATCAAGACTAGCTGGGACATCATTGTAGGCTTTATCACGGTCGGGCTCGATCTTCTTACCGGGCATTGGAGGAAGGCATGGAATGACATAAAGAACATAGTTATCCAAGTGTGGCATAATATCCGTGATTACTTCGCGGGCGCGGGGCACTGGCTCGTTCAAGCTGGCACGGATATTATCCAAGGACTTCTCAACGGTATGAAAAGCGCCGTTACGGGTATCGGTAGCTGGATCAAGGGCAACATCGTTGATCCTATTGTTAACGCAGTCAAGCACTTCTTCGGTATCCATTCCCCCGCTGCCTCAATGGTACCGCTCGGGTCTAGCCTTATCATGGGCCTCATCAAGGGTATGCTGACATCCGCGAAGGACATGGGCAAGTTCATTGGCAGCATATTCGGCGGCTGGCCGGAAGCCCTCGCGCACCTCATCGAGAAGTCGTTTGTCGACATTGGCAAGCTACCGGCTAAGGCCATCCATGCGCTAGCCGGGGTCGCGGGTAAGATAGGCGGCTTTGTTTCTAACGTATTCAGGGGCGGTCCAGCGGGGGCCGGGGTCGAGCGCTGGCTGCCTACCATCAAGGTAGCTCTCATGCTGAATAACCTACCGGATAGCTTCGCCGGTCAGGTAGCATACCAGATGCAAACGGAGTCGGGCGGTAACCCGAATGCGATCAACCTCTGGGACATCAACGCCCAGCGCGGCGACCCGTCGAAGGGCCTGATGCAGGTTATCGGCTCGACGTTCGCGGCCTATCACATACCGGGTACGTCGAACAACATCTATGACCCGCTCGCTAACATAGCTGCCGCTATCAACTACGCGAAGCATGTATACGGACCTACCCTCGGCGCGCTCGGCTCGGGGCACGGGTACGATCAGGGCGGTTGGCTGCCGCCCGGCGCGAGCCTCGCTTACAACTTGACCGGGCGACCAGAGCTAGTCCTAACGCATGAACAGATGATCGGCCTCTCGCGGGGTGGCGACGGAGGTACTCAGTATATCGCTCACTTCGACAGCCTTACCGGCGCGGCTATCGAGTCGCATGTCCGGACCGCGTACCAGGCTATGTCTATGACACAGGGGAACCTTAACCGTCAGGGCAGGAGGCGATAATGACTACTACTCCGCTACAGATCAGCTATGTCGACCCGGACGGCACGGAATGGAACCTCTCTGATATATCCGTCCG